CAGCACGCGACACCGGACGGCACACACCATGAACACCACCATCAAGACCACCACCGTCGACGCCTCCACCTACTGGGCCATCGTGCTCGGCGACCTGACCGAGTCGCAGGCCGTCGAGGCGCACGGCCTCTCCGCGCTCTCTCACTCCGAGCTGATGGCGTGGCTCGAGACGTGCGAGGCCACCGCCCGCGATGCCGGCGCCACCGGCCTCGATGACGTCTTCGGCCTGCGCTGGGACGCCGCCACCGCGCTCGCCGCGGTGGGCGCCATCACGTTCGCTTGCACCTCCGAAGACGGATCCCCCGTCGAGGTGACTGCCGCCACCGCCCGCGAAGCCGCTGAGCTTTACGCAGCCGACGAGTATAGCGCCGACGATCGCACGGCGATCGTTAACGTGCTGGTCGCACCGGTCGGCAACGCGGTCGCCGCCGAATGGCACAAGGTGCAGGTCGACCCCGCCGAGCCCGACTGCGAAGACGTCGACCACGCGTGGCAGGATGGCCCGGTGCGCGGAAACGGCGGCGGAATCGCCTGCACTGCCACCTGCGCCCACTGCGGTCTGCGCCGCCACATCGACACCTGGGGAACCGACCCGCACGACGGCACCCAGGGCCACCGGATCGTGCGCTACCTGCCCGCGGTGTCCGAGTGAGGGCCGCCGTCGTCGCGGCGCACCTCGCCGTCGCCGTCGTCGCGCTGCAGGCCCTCGGGCCCGAGGCGCTCCTCTTCGCCGTCGCCGTCGCCTTGGGTGGCGTCGGTGTGGCCCACCCCGCAGGGCGTCGCGCCCTGCTTCGCATGGAGATCCGCCAGTGACCCCAGAACCCAAGCCCAGCGCGCTCGCCGCCGCCGTCGTCGAGGCGATGAAGCGCGTCCGATACGTCAAGGAAACCGGGAAAAACGACTTCCACGGCTATAAGTACGCCAGCGATGAGGACTTCCTGATCCTCGTCCAGCCTGCCCTCGCCGACGTCGGCCTCTGCCTACTCCCGAGCGTCACCGAGGTGCGCACCCTGGAGCACAGTCCCGACAAAAAGGGAGCGCCGCGGTACCGGACCGAGCTGGTGCAGACTTGGGAGCTATTGCACGTCAGCGGGGAGTCGCGGATGCTCTCGGTCCCCGCGTGCGGCCTCGACTCCGAGGACAAAGGGACGTACAAGGCCCTCACCGGCGCCCTGAAATACCTCGTCCGGCACCTTCTGCTTATCCCCACCGGCGCCGACCCCGAGCGCGTCCGCGGTGACGAAAGCGAGCCCGCGGCACCGGGCCACGCGCCGATCAGCGTGCCGGCCGCTCGCAAGCCGGCGCAGCCCACCGGGCCGATCAACCGGCACCCGGGTGGTGTCGACCTCGACAGCTACATCCCGAGCGACAGCGGAAGGGCGCGCCTCGCCGCATGGGGCGGTGTCGAAGAGGTGCGCGATCTTGCCGCGTGGTTGGGTCTGTCCGAGGACCCCCTCGCCTGGGTCGACGATCCCGCCCGCCGTGACGCCCTCCTGCAGCGCCTGACTGACGCGCAGCCCGACGTCGAGGCGCTGCTCGACTGGTCGGACGCCTACCGCGCCGCGCTCGAGGCCGCTCGGGTGACGGCCGCCGCGGTCGATCAGTGGGCCACCGGCACCGGCCGCCCGCGCGCCGGCCGCATGCCACGCGAGCAGCGCCTGAAGCTGCTTGAGTTTGTCAAAACCCCCGGCGGAATCGCCAAGATCACCGCTTTTCACGCCAGCAAGTAGGAAAGACCATGATGACCAACACTGAGCACCCTTACACCCTCGGCGAAAACGTAATCGTTCGCACGGTGACAATGTATTACACGGGCCGGATTGTCCGCGTATACCCTGGCGAACTGGTCCTAACTGACGCAGCCTGGATCGCCGACACCGGCCGCTGGTCCGCCGCGCTGGCGACCGGGAAACTGAACGAAATTGAGCCCTATCCGGGTGAAGGCCGGTGCATTGTCTCCCGCGCGGCGATCGTTGACGTGTCGCCGTGGTTGCACGCGCTCCCCCGCGACGTGCGCTAGTGGTGGCGCTGCGCGTGGGATGCGAGACTTTGGGGTCGCAGTCGCGGTCGCGGTCGCGGTCGCAGTCGCAGTCGCGGTCGTGGTCGGGGTCGCAGTCGCGGTCGCAGTCGCGGTCGTGGTCGCGGTCGTGGTCGTGGTCGGGGTCGCGGTCGCGGTCGCAGTCGCGGTCGTGGTCGGAATGACCGCGCCGCACCTCTTCAAGCGCAGATCGCGGTCATGGGCCGCGCATGTCCCCTGGTAATGGTCGACGTGGGGAGGCCGGCACTACGCGATGCGCTCAAGTGCTTGCCCGCACCTGTACGCTGGATCGTGGTCCGGCGGGTTCCAAGTTTCAAACAGCAAAACAACAAGGGGAAAGCAATGATCCACTGTACCATCGTCGGCCGTCTCGGAAAGGACGCCCGAGCCATCCCAGGCACCACAGGCGGCGCATCGTTTTCGGTCGCCTGCGACCACGGGTTCGGCGACAAGCGCATCACCACCTGGGTCGACGTCACCGTATGGGGCAAACGCGGCGCCGGCATGCTAGAGCGCGGCTTGCTCCCGAAGGGGCAAGTTGTCGCGGTCCGCGGCGAGCTTTGGGCGGAAGACCGTGAGGGCAAAACTTGGGTCAAGGTCATTGCCGACGAGGTCGAGCTCTTGGGCGGCAAGCCCCAAGGCGCCGACGCACCCAAGACGCGGCCCGTCCCCTCCGATGATGTGCCGTTTTGATGCGCGACGCGATGTTGACAGCCCGCTCCGCGGGTGAGGAGACGCACCAGGCGGCGGCCGATCGCCTTGACGCGGCGATCCGTATGCGCCTCGAATGGCGGGACCGCTGGGATCTCGACGCCATCGCGCGATCCGTCGAAGCACATCGCGCGGGCGTTTTGACTTCGCTGCGTCGCCTGCAGCTGGCCGGGGCGTGCGTTCCGGTCGGCGATGTGTGGTGGTCCGCCGAGGCGTTTCGCCGTCAGTTTGGCGAGCCGCCTCCGCCGCCGCCGCGTCACGTCGCCGAGATCCCCGCCCCTCCCGGGCGACGGAAGCTCACCACGCCAGCCGCCGCCGCGGACCCGGCACCGACGACATGGCCGCCGGCACCGCCGCGACCGTCGACACCGTCGACGCCGTCGACACCAGCACCGGAACGGCCGACACCGCCACCGGCACCAAAGCCGGAGCCACAGCCGACCGCACCGCCGTTGACCGACGGGCCGCCAGATCCTGGACTGGGTCGCCGTATCGTCGCCTGGGTGTTGGACCAGCCCGAGCCGGTGGCGATCGCCCAGATTGCCACCGCCCTCAGCGTCAGCCGCGACCGCGTCGCCCGTGAGATTGCACGGCCTTCAGCGGCGAGGATGCTGGGTAAAAGCGGCACGAAGCGAAACCCTTGGGATCCGGCGTCGGGCTTCCGCTACTGGCGACCGACGCCCGAAGACCTGCCCGCGGCCGTCCCGCTCGCCGAGGCGCAAGCCGAGATCAAGCGGGGCACCCGCCACCTCGTCGCCGGGACCGCGGATCCGGCGATGCTGGCCGCGATCGCCCGCCACCCAGGGCAGGGCGTTGACTGCTTGCCGACGTCGATCGACTGCTGGTGGGCGACTGACCACCACGGCGATCTGCGTCTCCGAGTGCAGTTGTCGTCTCCGAACACCCCCTCGACTGCAGTCCGTATCGTGGCGCAGGTGCCGATCTTGGTGCCGCGCACAGTCGTAGACCTTACCATTCGCGAGGATCAAGCATGAATTGCACAGATGACTACTTCGAGGCGCTTTGCTGGGCCCAACAATGGGGCATGGGCGATCATCGTGTTGGCTATTCCATTATCGTAAACGACGATCTTTGCTCAAAAAACAGCCTGCGGACGATAGTAGCGGTTTTGGCGCTTCCGCCGTCGGTCGCTGAGGACTACTGTAAAAAGCTTTCCCGCCGTCACGGAAAAAATCTGCACTTGCTTGATCAGCATTTCGGAACCTGGGAGGGAAAGCCTGGAGGGCTTTCTGAAAAGCAAGTCAAAGAGCGGATCAGGGCTTTTCGGCGCAGGGTTCAGCCGGCAATGGCAACGTTGGCCGTGATGGACCATGCTGAGCACGCCATGGCGCTTGCCGCTGAAGCTGAGGTGCGCGGTTTTAACTGGCACAGACTAGAACCAGAGACGCACATTCAGCAGTTCTGGAAAAACTACAATTTTAACCAATAGGATCAAGCGTGAGCACCATCTATCTCGACATCGAAACCGTCCCCGCCGACGCACTACCCGGGCAGACCATGCCCCCGGCCCGGTGGATCTTGCGCGCCCCGGACGAGGTCAAACGCTTAAAAGCCGACACGGACGCCGAGTTCGCCACGAAGTGCGTCGAATGGGCCCGCGAGCAGTGGGGCAAGGAGAGTCTTGATCCAGTCGGCCGCGCGCCGGCGATCGGCGGTCGCGTGCTCGCCGTTGGCCTTGCCTCGGGTGATGGCCACCCCACGTTCTGGGTCAACGACGAAGAGGGCCGCGTTCTGGCCGGGCTTGAGCATTACCTTGACAAGCACTGCGGACGCCACTGCTCGATCGTTGGCCACAATATCCGAGGGTTTGACGCCCCTTTCCTGGCCGCCCGCGCGCTGCGTCACCCGGAGAGGTACCCCGCCATTCTGCGCGCCTTCCTTCCTCGCGACCGCTGGGGCCCCGGGCCGCATGTCGTCGACACGATGGCCCTGCTGCCCGTGACCAGCTACGGCGGGCGCCCGACCGGAACCGCCCGGCTTAGCGACTGGGTGACGTACCTTGACGAGGCGATCGCCGAGGACCAGATCGACGGCTCCCAGGTGCTAGGCCGATACCTCGCCGGCGACCTGGGGGCGATCCTGGATCATCTCGTCGCCGACGTCCAGGAGGTGCGCACCTTGCACCAGCGCCTGACGGCCGCAAAGCCCTACGGCCGCCAGGTCGAGTAGGGCCCGCCGGAGCCCGAGGGGGCAGCGGAGCGCAGCACGTCGCCGCGTGCTCGTGCCGACCCTCTCGGGTGGCCGAGGTGGATGAAGCTCCCGCTCGGGTAGACGATCGCCTGATCCAGCGTCGGGAGCTTGCCCGCTCGGTGCGCCTCGTAGATCGCGCGGATCGCCGACTCGACAGGGACGCCGACCGGGACGAAGTCGACCGCATCGCCCGTGAGATGCGCGCTGCTCGAGGAGCCGCGCACGGCGAGGTTGACCCCGGGCGACCGGTATGCCGACGTCACCCGGAGCGGGACGCCGAGGATCGCGCGCACGGGCTCCAGTAGGCCGTGGGCGAGGGCTTGCAGGCGGGCGAGCTCCACGGGCCCGGGGACGTTTTCAAGACCCGTCGACGTGTGGGTCAGTTCTTCGAGCGTAAAGTTCGGGGACAGCTTCACTTCTGCACCGCATCCCAGCCGATGAGCGCGGCGAAACCCGTTACGATCGAGACAAGCGACGTGAGCGCGTGCTTCCAGAGGTCCGAGCTTGCCGCGACCTTCGCGCTTTCGGCGCCCTGATGCGCGGCTTGCTGCGCGACCAGCGCGTCCAAGAGCGTCTTTGACTGGTCCTGGAAAGCCTTGATCAAGCGGTCTTCGCGCGCCTGACTTGCCGACCGGTGCTCCTTGAGTTCGCGCTGAAGCCCGCCGAGGTCCCGTTCTACAGCTTGCAAGCGCGACAAGATCAGCGCAGTCCCGTCCTCACTCATGCCGCCCTCCTGCTCACACCGCGAGCCTAACACGCCGGCCGCGGGTGTCGTCACAGGCCCGGTCAGGGCTGGTCAGTCCCCGTCAGATCGTCAACGCGTAGTGCAGGCCGGCCGGCATGACGCCGTCCGACACCCCGACGATGTCGGGCCCGACGATCGAGAGGCTCCACACCATGCGGTGGTCCTCATCGGCGCAAACCGCGTAGCCGCCCACCGCGCCACCGAGGCCGCGCGCGCTGTAGAGCGTCGCCCCGCAAGTGCAGTGCAAATGCTCCACCCGCGCCCAGCTGACCGGCGCCGAGTCGTCGACGCCCTCGCCGGCTCGACCTTCGCCGCCCGTCAACGTTGCACCACCTGGGCCCAAAGTTGCAGCGTCGTGGCCGTCGTTGCGGTCGCATATTGAATTGGGATGAGCGCGGCGCTCTGCTCGATCTTGACGCCCTCGGGCGACAAAACGTTGGTCGACGACAGGTTGGCTACCGGGTTCGGGCTTGCGGCGATCATTCGGTACGCCACCAGCGAGATCGAGCCGCTAACCAGCGACGTCCCCAGCGTGATCGACGCGACCGCCGAGACGCCCTCGTCGCCGGCTGCGAGCTGGAACGGGACCATTGTACCAGCCACCGCCGTCGCCGGAAAGCTCGCCATGGTGGCGGTTCGCCCGGCGTTCCCGTGGTTATCGGTGTACGACGCGGTGATCGTGGTGACGGCCGCGGCGTTCGTCGTCGCGCCGGTAACCAAGATCGCCAGTCCGACGCCGTCGCCGTTCGCAGCGCCCTCAATGTCGCGAGCGGGGAAGGCGACCGAGGTCACGGTCTGCGCCGTGGTGGTGGTGACCACCAAGCCGGTGTTCACCCAGAGAAAGTCCATCAGCATGATCTGACACGCCACGGTCGCCACGGTCTGAAACTGCGTCAGGTACAGCGACAAACCGGCCCCAGCGGTCGGCAGCTTCAGCACGCCATCATCTGCCAGCGTGGTCCCGTCTGTAGCGCGCCCGCCGACACCCGGGGTGCCCGGCGACCAGGTGCTAGGGGTACCCGTCGAAATGCTGTGCGAGTGCCAGATACCGGCCGCCTCGGGTGCCGCGCCGACCTTGTGAGCCCATACCGAAAAACCGGCCGTGCTGGCGTCACTTCGCTGCGTCCGCTCCCGGCCGGCGGTGTCGAGGCTGTACCACCCGCGGCCGTCCGCATACGCCAGCGTCTCGCCCGGCTGGATCGCCGCCTTAATGATCGTGCGCGCCGTGCCGGTGGGCTTCGCCTGCACCGTGACCGTGGTGTCAGCCGTGCCGGCATTGCGCAGGGTCAAGCCGCGGATCTGCCGCTGCGTCGAGGCCCCAGGCGCCGCGACGATCGTCGTCGTCGTCGCCGTCGACACCTGTCCAGTGCCCGCTGAGGCCGTGACCCCGCTCGAGGTGTGATCTGCCCAGGCCGCGACGTAGTCCACCGCGACCGCGGCGGAGGTCACCAGCTCGAGGCTGTCGGTGGTCGATGGTAGAAGAAGCATCTAGACTCCAGTCAGCCACGCCGCGGAGACGGCCTGCGAGGTTGTGATCCCGCTGCCGGCGCCCGGGGGCGTCGCCCATGTCTGATCGCCGCGGAGGAAGGTCGTCGCATTGGCGGTCCCGGTCGCCAGTCGAGCGGTGCCGACAGTGCCCGAGGTCAAGTCCGAAGCGCTGCCCGAGCTGGCGATCGCGACGAGACCCAGGGTGGTCCGCTGTGCCGCCGCGTCGGCGTCGTCCAGGATGGCGCGCCCGGCCGCGGTGCACGCGATCTCCTCGACGGATCCGGCGCCCACGGTGGACCGTCCAAGGATCTTGTCGGTCGCGCTGACGTTCTGGATCTTGGCATAGCTGACCACGCCCGCGTCGATCGTCCACACCGTTCCCGAGCTTGAAACGGTGATATCGCCCTTGTCACCGTCGGTCACGCCACCCGAGGGAGGAGCCGCCCAGCTCCCGTCAGCGCGCAGAAAATTCGTGCTTCCGCCGCCGCTTGCTGGCGCCAGCCCCTTGAGGCTGGACGTAAAGGCGTCCAAGAGCGTCGTCGCCTGGGTGCCGGTCAGCGACTCGACGTCACCCGTCGCGGCGGTGACGCGCCCGAGGATCCGGGCGGTGGCAATCGTCGACAGGTTCGTGAGCGCGATCGTGTTGGTCGCCACCTCGGCGCCGGTAACCGTGGTCCCCACCGACCAAGTGTTCGCACCCGTCCGGCGTGCGATGCCCGTTCCAGAGAGGGCCGCGATCGCCGTCAAATCGGCGTCGCTGGGCTGGGCTCCGACGTCCGAGGCGGTGATCGCGGACCAGGTCTGATCGCCCCGGAGGTAGGTGGTCCCCGACGCCGTTCCGCTCGCCAGTCGGGCGGTCCCGACGGTCCCGGTCGACAGGTCCGACGCCGAGCCGCTCGACGCGATCGACGCGAGACCCAAGGTGGTCCGGGCTGCGGCTGCATTCAGGTCATCAACAAGTGACGCGCCGAAGGTGCTGATCCCGTGCACGCTCGAGGTGATCGCCGCGTGGGTCGAGACCGCCGACGCCGCGGTGCCAGTCGGATCGGCGCCCACCTGGGCTGCGGTGGTCGCGTGCGGGTTGCTCGTCGAGGCGACGTGGCCAGCGATCGACGCCGCCGCGGTCCCCCCGACCGCGTCCACCGTCCACACTGCCCCCGACCCTGATACCGTCACGTCCCCCTTGTCCCCGTCCGAGATGCCGCCCGCGGACACCGTCGCCCATGTGCTGTCTCCGCGGAGGTACGTGGTCGCGTCGGCGGTCCCGGTCCCCAACCGTACCGCAGGAACCAAGTTCTGGACGTCGTTTGTACGGCCCGGGCCCATCACCAGGATCTGGCCCGTCGAGGCATGCACCCTCACCACGCGGCCGATGTTTTGGACCAGCTCCGCAGTCCCGGTCGGCCGGGTGCCGGTCAGCCCGCCGCCGACGGCGACGAAGACCACGCCATTGATCGCATAGGCCGACGTGTTGAGGCTTCGAACGATCCCCAGCGACGTCGCATAGCCTTGCCCGTTGTTCGCAAGCGTCGTCTCCAGAAGCCCGATCGCCGGCATCTTCGCCGACAAGCCCGCGTCAGCGGCGGCGACTTCCGTCACTCCCGATGCGCCGACCGAACCCGTCGCGTACACCGGGATGCCGGCCGAAAGCGCGCCGCCGCTGGTGTTTTTGACCGCGAAGCGGACCGCCTCGATGTGCTGGTACGTCTGATCGCCGCGGAGGAAGGTCGTCGCGTCGGCGGTCCCCGTCCCCAGTCGGGCGGTGGCCACCGGACTGTCGAGCGTCCAGACTGACCCGCCGCCCGATACGGTGATGTCGCCGCGATCTCCGTCGGCGACCAGCGCGGCACCCGAGCCCACAGCACCCGAGCGAAGCCGGATGGTGAATACGCGGGGGGTGAGGGTGGCGGTGCTCATGCCCACACCGTAGCCGTGCGCACCACCTGCAGACTCCCCTCGACAAGCGTCACCCGCCGCCCGTTGGTCAGCGTCGCGACCACCTCGTAAACCGCGAAGCCCGGCGATAGCTGGGCGGTATCGGCGTATGCGGCCTCCACCGTCCACACCCCGCCGGCACCCGAAACGGTACCCGAGCAGGTCACCAGCAGCAGCCCGCCGGGCTCCGAGCGGATCTCGCATTGGACCGTCGACAGCGTCTCGATCGTCCCGTCGTCAGCCGTAGGCGCGGTGCCGTCGAGGATCCACGTCCTCCCGATGCGGACTACGTCGTCATGCTGCAGGACGTCGATCGGCATATCAGGCCGACCGACCGGCGATCAAAGCCTTATAGGTCACGGTGCCAGCGGACGCCGCCACCGGGATCAGATCCGCAGTCCCGGCGGTTGTCGCCAGGCCGGCGGTCCCGAGGTCGAGCAGGAGCGCGCCGCCAGGCGGAATCACGATCCTGTCAGTCGCGCCAGAAAGGATACCGATCAAGTTTGCCGCGCCGCCCACCAGGAGGTTCCCCGCGCTCGCGGTGTTCTCGAGGTAGACGTATTGAACGTCGGCGAAGCTCGTCGTGGCGCCTCCGGCGATCTGCGAGGTCAGCGAGCCGACCAGATCGATCGACGCCCCGCCGGTCCCGACCGAGCCGGAAGCGGTGCTCCACACCCGGTCGATCTCGCCGTTCGCCGTGCCGCTCGACATCTGCCGGGCCTTGGTCGCGACGTGCTGCAGGTTCGTGGCGGCGGCCGCGATCCCTGCCTGAGTGTCAAGCTCGGTCAGCTCGATCGAGACTGCCACGGTACCCTGTGCCTGACGTGCCATCTTTACTCCCCAGCGCCCGGTGGCGCCTCGCGAATGGTCAAGCGTACGGTCGGCGACGCCGACAGATGATCGGAGACCGCCTGGACGAGCGCGACGCGATCGGTCAGGTGCAGGTCGACGTGCGAAAGCCTAACGACGTCGCCGGGCTGAAGCCACCCGATGACCTCGCGGGGGCCAGTGTAGGCCACCTGCCGGTGTCGTGTCCAGAGGGCCGCCGACTTCCAGGCCAGAACCCGCTGAGCGACGACGCGATCCACGATCACATCCGACTGGATCACCGGCGCCGCGCGCTGCCCGTGCCGCTGGTAGCTGGCCCGCGTGAAAACGTTGCTGGCCGTGCCCGTTGACGTCGACCAGGCGAGCGGCACCCGGATACCCGTCAACGTTTCGCGTCCCAGGTAGGTGTCTTGGGCGACGTCGCGCGCATACTCGATCGACAGCTCGGACGCTGGCGAGCCGGACACCGTCACGCCGCCGACCAGATCAAGCAGGTCGCGATCGACGTCCAGATCTGTCACTGCGTCGCGCGTCGTCGCGTCCCAGCGCGTGATCACCGGGTAGAGGCCCTGTGGCCCCGACACCAGGGCGATCGGCAGGATCGGCAGGAGGTGCGCGCGGATCCAGTCGAGCGGCGTACACTGCGCCTCGATCGAGCCCGCAACCCGACACCAGGACAGGGCGTCCAGCACGGCGAGACATCGCGAGTAGTCGATCCGCACCGTCGAGCGGCGGAGCGCCCACGCCAGCAGCTCGCCCGCGGTGTCGACGATCCCGCCGTCGGCGTCAAGCAGACCGCCGCCGTATGCGCCCGCCTCCTCTGGTCGCCAGCTGATCGAGATGGCGTTCCCGAATTTCCAGCGGTCTACGCCTCCTTCCATGCCGATCGTGGTCAGAACAGGAGACGACGGCGAGAGCGTTTCGTTTCCATCCTCGCCGCCGACATCCGCGGTCAGGTCGACCACGGCGCCCGTGGCAACGGCGACCACCGTAAAGGCGTTCGCGGCGTCGTTGATCGCGGCGGCGATCTCGGTGGCCAGTAGCGCTTGGGTGACGAGGGTACCGTCGAAATCGTTGTTTCCCGCCGTTCGTGGCGCCGCGACACCCGTCAAGGTGACGCCGAGGATCTGCAGCGTGACGCCCACGGCTCCGCCGGCGACCGCGGCCGGCTGTACCTGGATCAGGCCGGTCGCCTTGGGGACTTGAGGCAGGTTGATCCTGGCTATTGGGTTTCCGTTCAGGTCGTAGTCGTTGATCACGTTCGCGGTTATCCAGCCTCCGCCCGCGTCTTCGTCGCGTGCCAGCACCGTCGCGGCCTGCACTTGGTGGCCAGCGATGACAGCGTCGTATGGTACCGCCGACCCGACTGTGTAGCCCGTCGAGCCGCGGTACCGCTTGGATCCGCCCTCGGACCCGAGGTAGTAACCGGGCGCCCCGAAGATGATCGGCGCGGTCTCGGCGTTATAGTCCACTTCCATCGCGTGCGTCGACTCATCGATCGGGACCGTCAGCATGCTCCCGGCCTCGTCGACTGAGGACGCGTCCACCGTCCAGGTCACGGGCTCGCCGATCCGGCCGTACACCGGATCGACGACGACACCCGAGACAAGGATCACGCGGTCATCCCACGAGTCGGCCAAGTCCGCGAGCGCCACCTCGGCCGCGCAGCCGTCAAGCGGGTGCCCCTGTTCCACAAGCTCCGCGACGTCGACCGGCCAGATCGCCGACACAGACGCGCCCTGCGGATCTGCCTCGACGCCCTCGCCGATGGCCAGTGCGGCCTCGTCTGCCCAGCTGATTGAGTCGATAGCGGCGACCACCTCGACAGCACCCGCCGACGACGACGTCGAAAACGTGCGCGTCCCCAAACGCCACGTCCGGCCCGCGAAGATCACCGAGACGACGATCGCCAGATCACGGTCAGGGGTCAGCGCGTCGGGGACGAGGCGGATCACAGCTCCTCCTCGATCAGGATCTCGCCCACCCGGTGGACCTCGCTGTATAGCTCGTCACCGATCACCACCTCGCGGCTAACTGTCCCCGTGATCCGCCCGTAGATCAGCGCCTCGCTACTCCCCTGGGTGGCGGTGCCTACACCCGAGCGCAGCGCGCCGACTAGGACCACGGGTGACGCCGCGCCGTCGAGCTCGTCCACCAGCCCAGCCAGAAGCGACGGCGTATCGGCGCCGACCGCGCGCCCGTCCACCGCGTGCGAGCCCGTGAGGTACGGCGGAATCGCTGCGTCGTACAGTCCGACCGTTGGAATCCCCTCTCGCCAGCTGATCGACACCGTGCGCCGCGATGGGCCTCGGACGCGCGCCGACCGGCCGCCGCCGCCCACGTCGACGAGCTCGACATCGGGGATCAGCTCTAGCGACCGGCCCCAGCTGTACGGCTCCAGTGGTAGCCACGGCCCGAGGACCATCACGCCGGCGCGTAAGTAGTCCTCGACAGTCGCCGCCGCCTTGATCGTCAGCCTGACCCGCCGATAGTTGCCGACCGCGTTAACGACCAGAACGCCGGCCGAACGCCAGATGTCGATCGTCCCGCTGGTGGGTTCTGCGCCCGTGACGCCCTCGAGGTAGATCGTCGGCGAGAGCGTACCGCTCGTCCAACGCCCAGAGGTCGACCGCGCGATCCGCCGGCTGACGCCACCGGCGAACGCGACGGTGCCTCCGACCAGCTCGCCCCGGTGAAGCCACGCCGCCCCCGAGACGGACGCCGCGGACGTGTCCAAGATTACAGCATCGCCGCGCCGCACGAAAGGAAGCGACACCAGCCCCGCCGCCAGGTCGAGCGTCCCGAGCGTCGTCCACGTCGCGCCGTCCCAGCCAGCGAGATCCGCTTGCCTAAAGTTCGTCCGCCCAAGGTACAGGCCCACCGACCCGGTCTCGGATATCACGCCATTCCCGCCCGTATCCGGCAGGCCCCACGCGATATATTCGTCGACCGCGTCCTGGGTGGCGCGCCACTCCCGCCGCGGGCTTGGCACCGTCAGCGGGTGAAGCTTGTCCACGCCATAGGTGTACTGGGCGGCGGACGTCCAGGTGTCGCCGGCACCCGTCGGGCCGTCGAGGAGCCGGACGCGCGTCCCGCCCGGCAGGTCGGCCGCCGCGCCGAAAAGGCCAGGCAGCATCTGCCCCGCGGTCATGTCGGCGCCGATCGGCGTCTGCGACGCATACGGGCCGGTGGTAGTCCCGAGCTCGTAGCCGAAAACCCGGGCGCCGGAAAACGCGCTATCGGACAGCTCAATCACCTGGACCGCGCGCCATTCAGACACCGCCGAGGACGCCGACGGGTGGCCCCACCTGACGTAGCCCGCAGCAAGCGGACTGCTGGCGTTGGCGACGAGCGTCGTCGAGGCCGCGGCGAGCGTCCAGGTTTTCGCATAGCTCGACTGGGAAGCCGCCCCCGTCGCCCGATACCACACCGTGACCGCATTCGCTCTCATCACCACGCGGATGCGGATCCCGGACGTCGTCGACGTTGTGACCGTGGCCAACGCCGTACCACCGTTGGTATCCCACACCCGGAAGGCGGTCGTCGTAAAGCGGATGGAAAGCCGATAGTCCGTCGATCCGTTGCCCTGATTGACCACCAGCGCGATCCGGTCCGCCGTCGTCGCGCCGCCCGAGGATGGCGCTACGTCGATCTCGGCGACTACGGCGTTCAATACTGAAGCCGCGAGGGCCTTTTCGTAGTACACGGCGACCGCGGCGCCCGTCGTGATTGACCAGCCCGTGGCCGTTACCGCTTCCGTCGGAACGCCGGTAACCGAGCGGGTGAAGCCCACGTTCACGGGGTCTTCGATTCCGATCCACGTCGAGTTTGGGATCGCTTGCGCGTAAGTCTCGCGATACAGCGCGGGCCACGTCGGCGAGCTCCACCCACCCGCATAGTGGGCGATGATCGAGTCGTTATCGAAAGTCTGGGTGGTGGTAGCTACCCGGCCCACATACACGGTCTGTCCACGTACCGCACACGCGGTCAGCTGCGACGGGTCGAGGTCGGCGTCACCCGTCCAGGGGCGGCCGATGAACCAAGACAAACCGTCATCGCGCGAGTAGTGTACCCAAGCATATGTGGCGCCGCCGCTGGTCTCGGGAGCAAGCAAATACAAGGTGCGCCCGTTGTACCAGAGCGCCGACTGTGTCGGATCGTAGGTCGGACCGATGCTGCTCGCGTTGACCTTCTCGGGCTCCGACCCATAGATGTACGGTGTCCAAGCCGACGAAAGCTGACGCACGCGCCATTCCGCGGACGGCGGATGGTAGTAAGACATCACGAACCCGCCCGCGGGGTGCGCCACCACTTCGACGGCGCGGGCCTTTTGCGGGTCAGCGCTGGCCGCCGTCGCAGAGTCGCCGAGGATCACCTCTGTCAGGGTGTACCCGTTCGCGTCGCTGGCCCACTGCTGCGCGACGTAGCGCGACGTGACGTTGTCAAGCAGGCTGGCGAAGACGACGACGGTCCCTTGACTATACGCGGCGCGCAGTCGGCCCAGGGTGTAGGCCCCGGCCGCCACCGCAAGCGGAAGGCCGACGCGGTCAGCGACCGTCTGCCACGTTGTACCGTCGTCGTCGCTCGCCATCACCCGGAGGTAGGCGGCATCGTTCGCCGACGTCCAGTGGTACAGCAGCACGCGCCCTGACGGAAGCTGCAGGAGCGCCGGATGTGACGCCGTCGGGATATCGGTCCCGCTCGAGGCGGTGATCGCCGCGCCCCAGCCGGTACCCGGCGTGAGCTTGCGAACGTCGACCCGCTGTGCCGAAGCCGTCGCGCGGTGCGTTGCCAGCAAGACGGCGCCCGAGGCGAGCGAGATCACATGCGGCCGGGTGTCGGAGTCGCTGCCCCCGTTGGCGCGCCTGACCACCCACTCCCAGCCGGCGACGCGCCACGGCTCATCCAGGCCGTGCCACGGGCCCGTCGACGAGTCCCTCCACACAAAGCCCGCCGCGGTCCGGTTGGATCCGGCGAAACCGCCGCGCGTGGTCTTGATCTCCAGGTACCCGGAAGCCGGTGGCGTGCCGGCCGTCTCGAGGCCCGCCGCTGCCACGCTCCCGGCAGGCTGACCCGCCACCGCGCCCGCCTGGGTGTAGGAACTCGCCGCCGCCACGATGCGATCAGGCGTCAACCGGGGGTCAGGGTAGATCAGGCCGCGCAGATCAGAGCTCATCGGGTGCGCCTCCCCGGCACCGTAGCACCATCCAGCGCTCGGGCCAACGGAGTGTCTAACCGCAGGTGGTCGCGCAGCACGATCGACAGGTCGCGATGTCTGTAACGCATGACCAGCTCGTCACCGCCGCCACCGCCCATGCGCCCGCGATTCAGCGCCGCCAGGCCGTCAGGTCCGAGCGCGGACATACCTCGACGCGTCACCACGCCCTCACCCGGGGAGGCTTGGATCATCCTGTGATCTGCCTCGACGACACCACCGATCGCAAAGCTCGGCGGCGACTCGGACGCCACCTGAGCGATCTGCAATGCGGTCGGAGGACCGACTACCGACGCGGCCAAGATCGGGGCCAGCCAGCCAGCAGGCGCGAACGTTGCGAGCGCGTTCATATAAGCGACGGCGCCCGACATCACGATCGACGAGATCGCCGCGGTTTGACGCAAGGCCCACAGGCGTTTGGCCTCCTTTTTCTCCGAGTCGCTCAAGTGACCCATCGACTCGATCTGCTTGTCGATCGCCCACACTGCAAGATCGGCCACGCCCGTGTAGATCTGTTCGGCGACTTGTAGACTCTGCTGGATCGACTCGTTGCGCGCGGCCGTCACCGCGTCAAACGCCGCCTTCTCTTCTTCCTGGTACCGCACCGCAGCATCGTGCGCGGCCTGATCCGCGGCGGCCTTCTCGGCTGCTTGCTTCGCCGCGGTCTCGGCGCGCGCCGCTTCGATCTTGTCCCGCTCCTCTCCGAGCGCAAGATCCTGCTCATAGAGCGCCGCCTTGCGCGCCGCCTCCGCCGCCGCCGCGTCACCCGAGATCTCTTCCAGTTCTGCGATCTTGGCGATTCGCTCGTCGTATTTCGCGCGGATCTTGTCTTCAGTCGACATGCCCGCCTCAGCCGCCGTTGCGATCAGCCCGTACAGCGCCGCGCTGGCGTCGGACTGCTTCTCGAGGGCGTCGGCGTGCCGCTTGCTGGCCTCTGCCCCCCTGCGCTGTTTCTCTTCGAGCCCTCCCACGGCGGTGTCGAGTTCTGCTGTAATCGTCTTTACGGAGCCCATCTCGGCCAGCGCTTCGCCGAAGCTCTTGGTATTTCCCTGGGTGGCCTCGCCTACCTTGACCTGACCCGTCAGTAGCTGCTGGAAAGCCTCGTTCAGCTTGCCAGTCGAGGCCCACAGCGTAGTCTGGCCGGTCGCCGCCACGGTGAGGATCTCGGCGACCGCCGCCAGCCGGGTGTAATTCACGTTCAGCGACTCGTTAAAAGTGCCGAATCCATCGATCGAATCGTTGACGATGTCGACAAAATCGATAAACGTTGGGAGCAGCACCTCTGCGGCGATTAGCGTCAGCTGATCCATACTCGTCCGCAGCCGCTCCATCTCGTCGGTGTAGCCCACAGCGGCGGCGCGGGCGCCCTCGCTGATAAACACGGCTCCACCCATCTCATCGACGCGGTCGATGATTCCGTTCGCCGCGTCACCCAGGGCGGTCATCGCCGAGACGTATCCAAAGACGGCCGCCGCCGATGCAGCGACAGCGCCAGCTGTCCCGGCCATCGCGATGCCCATCGTGCCGATCGCCCCGGTCGCGCCCTCTGCAGTGTCCGACAGATCGCCGAGTGCCCCGGTCGCCGCACCGAGCGGACCACCCATCACCCGGCCAAGCCCCTCGATCGCTTTGAGCGCAGACTGCGTCTTCTTGGCGCTGTCCTCCTGCTCTTTCGCCAGCTTGTCCGCCGCCTTTTCAGCAACCTTGTAGGCTTTCGCCAGCTTCTGGATCCGCTTCTCGGTTTCTTCAACAGACGCGCCGCCGGCGATCATTTGGCTTTTGAGCTGGTCCATGTCGGCAATGAACTGGAGCCGGATCTGCTCGGTGGCCATGGCTGCGCCTCAGGTGTCGGATGTGACGGTCTTGACGATAGATCGACTGATGTCCTGCCCCAGCTTTACGGCGACTTGCCGAGACGGGAGCTTGATTAGCTGCTGATAGGCGGATCGGCCCGGATCCAAGCCGTTTTGGCCTGACTTCAGGATCTGCGTATATTTCGCCGGATTGCCGATCGAGCCGATCAAGCCATTTGAGGTCACAGACCCGTAGGCGCTCCACGTCGTCGCCGATGGGGTTTTGTTGCCGCTCCGCCGATAGTTGCGTTGCACGCCGTCAGATCCGACCACATAAGGCGATACCGGCCAGCCTTTCGCGATCTGTACCCGGAAAGCCTCGATGGTCGTCTCCATAACGATCAGCGCGTCGGGGGCAAGCTCCGCGGCGGCCTGCCTGAGCTCTGCCGCGAAGTCCCGATCCATCTTGATCGGGCTATCGCTTCCGACCGTCCAGCGTGGGGGCGACTTTTTTGGCATCTTTCCCCCTCGTCTGTAACTCGGCGATCAGCGTCGCCTGGGTGTCTCGGTCCAATGTCGCGAACCAGCCGGGAACCTTTGCCCACTCGCGCTCGATCTGCAGGATCGCGCGCTTCAGTCGACCCTGGTCCCCGGCCTCGAAAAACCCCGGGCGTCGGACACCTGTTGCCCGGTCGGCAGGTGCGAGCGCAAGAAGCCGAGCGCGCGCACGCCGGCGATCACTAAGTCCGCTGGGTCGACCAGGGTGCTCCACTCGGTAAAGATTGCATGTGCAAAGTTTGCGGGATTAAAGCCGCTCTTTGCGTACGACACCCGGGGACGTCCGCGGACGTCGTCAGGCCAGCAAAGGAAGAGCGCCATGGCGCCGGCACGGATCGGAGACTGCAGGGCCAGACACTCCCAGGCAACGACGATGTCCGTCGGCGCGCGAAGGCGGATGGGTTGGTTCCCGATCTCGACGGTGTCCGACGCGTCGAGCGTGTCGGAGATGGTCTCGGTCTCGGTCTCTGACATAGTAGGAACTCCCTGGGTAGTTAGGCGATTTGGTCGGCGTAGGCGACGCCGTTGACGTAAACCGCGCCGCGGGCGGTCGCGCTGATCGTGAATTTGGTTGGGCCGCCGCCCGAATCTTCCGCGATGGCGAACGTGAAGTGACAGTCTTTGAGCTCAAACGATCCGTCTGCGTCGTCGCCGTAGTCGGTGCCCTCAAGCTCCCAGCGAAGGTGGGCCATCAAAGGCCGCGGCCCGGTCCCGGCGGTGTTCGTGATCCCGGAGTATCCGCCGCGGACCAACAAGAAGTCCATGATGACGCCGGCGGTGACGTTGGTCAGTTCGGCCAGCATCGCCGAAAACTGCGCGGTGGGGTAAACGCGCGCGCCGTGACCGCTGCCCCGGTACTTCCCGCGCGCCTCAAAGGGAACCTCCTCATTGAGAGTCCGCTTCAGGCCGTCAATCGCGAGGTCGCCCATCTCGTACGGGATCGTCAGGGTAGTCCCCGATCCGTCGATGATCTTTAGACGCCCCTGGGCGAAGTTCTTGATATGCGAGGACAAAGCCATCGATCACCTCACTGGATGTTGAGCATGTGCCGGGCGGTCCCGGATATCTCGGATAGAAGCCACGTCCCATCGGCCACAGTCTGACGCGATACCGTATCGCTCCAGTCGACGTGTAGCCCGTCGGACGATCCCGGGCCGCCCGACACCCGGGTCAAAGCGACCAGAAGCGCGGCCTCTCCGTCAAGCGCAGCCAGGTACTCGGTCCACTGGTGGCCTTCCGGGAGCCGCCAGATCCAGCGCACCGAGATCGACGTGTCGGCGCGACCGAGTGCAGCTCGCCGGACTCGCGACGACTCGGGACCAGGCGCGAGACGCGTGCTGCGCGCCTCGACGGTGAATGCCCGATGGCCCCACCCTTCAGGGTCACCCGGAAAATTCCCCGCCGCATACGGCGAGATCCGCCACCCAGGCAGGGTGCCGATCGCCGTGGCGACCTCGCGTACCACGTCGCCAACGGTCAGCGCCCCCAAGGCGTCCCCCACCGGGTGCCGGTCTGTCCGCGCCCGTTGGTCCACAGCGAGCCCGCGGCCGTCACCGGCTGGGTGTCGGCCTGCCCATCGTCGCCGACGTCATAGGTGAGCGACACCTGCGCCCAGGCGCTTTCGTATTGCTGGCGATAGAGCTTGGCTTGTTCGAGGTAGGCTTCGTTGGCGCGCGTGGTCAACGACTCGAAGACCAGCGCCAGGGTCAGCAGGACGTGGGGCGTCACAAGCTCCGACGTGCCGACCACCAACCACGGCCGCCGCCCGGCGCGCAGGAGGCGCTGGGAGATCTCGCGCCACGCTTCCTCGAGGTACGGCTGCAGGGTCATCCCGGGGATCAGCGGCTGCACCCCCGGCTGGTGCGGCGACAGCGTCGGGACGCGCCGCCAGATGTCGGCATCAGAGGCGGCCATCGCAGGGACACAGCGCACCAGCGCGCCGGGCTCCCGGAAGGTATGAACCACGCCGTCGGGCATGGTCAATGCCCATTCGGTGCGCCACGCGTCGCCCAAGGTGAGCGCGGACGTGGTGGTACCCAGCACCGCATAGGTGGCCACGCCCCCGACCTGCGTCGTCGCTCCCGTCACCACCGAAGAGTTCTCGGCGTTGTACAGGGTAAAGACGCCGGCCGAGGGCGAGGCAAGGCTTCCGCCGCGGTAAACCGCCAGTGCGAGCGTGGTATCCCTGGCCCTCTGCACCAGCATCGGACCATCCACGCGGGGACTGTAGGCAACCGCGATCGGCATCGTCAGACCATCTCGGCGACGATGAAGGAATCGCAACGGCAAGAGTTTCCGGCGTTGGCGACCGACCACACACCGGTCGCTTCGATCTTCTGGGCGAGGGACGAATCGATAGACAGCGACTCGAACGCCACGCGAGCGGTGGCGGTGCCCTCGGCGCCCGGAGCGGAGCAGGTGCCGGCGACGATCACCACAGAGGTGGCGCCCGTGGTGCGCACGGTGGCGGTCAGCGACCACGCGACCACATCGCCGTTGGCAACGTCGACCGCGCCAGAGTCGGCGACGACGGTCCCGGTGAGGGTGGTCGGGCCGACGCGGACGCGGATCCGCAGGGTGTCGGTAGCGTTCGTGGCGGTCGCGACGACGGCGCCCGACAGCTGGTAGACCTTGCCAGCCTGCAAGCCGTTCGCCGGGATCTCGTAGGATCCAAGCACGGTTTCGGTCGTGCTGTTGGTCAGGGCGGTACCGGCAGAGAGCAAAGCATAAAGAAGGCGCATGGTTACCTCTTGTCCCGCTCGAGGCGGGTATGGGCTTGTTCGGACGCCTGACGCGCGATGCGCCGGGCGTTGTCGGCGGTGATCCCCGCCTCCCGCAGCTGGTGGTATCCCCGCTGCTCGGTCGCCGTCCGCGAGCTATGCGCGCTCGCGCCGGACTCGGTCTTCTCGCTCATGCTGCCCCCTTCATCCGCGCCGCGCGGATCGCTTCGATCGCCGCCTCGGTGCGCTTGATCTGTCCGCGCAAGCTCGGGTTCCGGTCGACGCGGTCAACCAGGCCCGACAAGATCGACGCTTGATCCTGCTCGAGCTTGTCGAGGACCACGGCCGCCGGCGGCGGGAGGATGCCGTCAGCAACCAGCGACTGCAGCCACGCGACGTAGCCGCGGGTGCGACCCACCAGAGCGGAGCCCGGGGCCGGGTGCTCCCAGGGGGTAACGTGCGCGGTGCCGCCCTCGACGCTGACGGGGACGCAATAGCGCACCCCGCCGACCGTCGGGTCGAGCACGATATATCCGCGGCGCTCCTTGATATATCGAGAATTGTCCATCACATACTGGACGCGGCCGGTCTGCGGATCGCGGCGCGACTCGACGCGCGAGACGCCACCCAAGAGCGGGAGCTTGGCAAGCTGCGGGACGACGTGGAACGATCCGTCGTCGCAGTCGTCCATCGCGGTCCACCGCTCCGGGTGAAACATGTACAGATAGGGCGGAGAAGTCTGGATCCGCGGGAGGGCCGCCGGTGCGGCGACCCGTCCCAGGATCTCGTAAGGCTCTGCGTCAGCGGGGGCCGGTGTGGTGACCGGCGTGGGCTTGACTTGCTTAGACATTGGAAGACCTCGGGAGCCCGGGACTAGGCCCGGGCGGTGGAGTGATCAGGGCGCGTCGGACTGGATGGTGAGGCCGGCCGCGTCATCGAGTTCAACGACGCCCATGTTCGCGTGGCCCACGTAGGTGGTTTCGGCGCCGAGAGAGTCGCGGTTGCGCTCCATAAGCACGGGCCCGACGTACACTTGGTCGGACGGGAAGTCGAGCGGCGACACACCGTCAGCCCAGGCGATGGCGCCGGCGCCGAGGAAGGCGCTGGCGACGTCTGCACCGGCGTTCATCGACGGCGAGCGGCTAGTCTGGTAGATCTCGGTCTCCAGGAAGCTCCCCTTGTACGCCCCACCAGCCCGGCTCACAAACTCCCCGCTCTGTGCCTGCCACTGGATGGCGCCCGCAGACGCGGTGGCGATGTCGTTCTGCAGGTCGGTGACGGCCTGGGTGTGGCCGATGAACAGCAACGGCCCGCGGTTATTCGCGACTTCCATCACCTGCTTACCGGCCAGAAAGGTGGCCAGGGACATGTTCGATCCCGAGGTGCCAATCGGCGTCCCAAAGGTGTCAAGGAGATTCGCGACCAGGTCAACAAGCGCGCCCTCGTAGGACGCAAAGAAATCTTCCGCGAGCAACGCCGCGTCAAACTCACCAAGGCCGTCGGTCAATTTCGCCAGGTCGGTCGCCTTCCGGGCAAGCGCGAACGCGGACACGGTGACGTCCGCGTAGCCGCGGGCGATGTCAGTAACGCCGGCCGCCGCACCGTCGGCGCGGGGCTGCATCCGATCGCGACCGTTAAGGCCGAGGCGGCGCACGCGGACGACGTTCGATTCGCGCATATTGACGCGTCCACCGTACACAAACGCAGGATGCGCCGGCAGGCGGAAGGGGTCGTTGAGAAGGTACTGCCACTGAGCGGCCATGACTTGCGAGAGGCGATGGCCGTCGGACAACAAGCTTGCGTAGGTCTCACCCATGATATCACTCGATGGACCGCTGCAGCCCGTTGCGCCCGTTGACGGTCGGCGGCCCCTGGTGGCTTGGGTCTCGGATCTGGCTTACCAGATCCGAGCCAGGGACGCAAGTTAGCGCAGGTCGCCGCGCTTCCGCAGCTCCTCAAACTCGGCGCGCGCCGTACGATCTCCGCGCGCCATGCGCTCTGTCAGCGCCTGCAGTCGCGAGACGTCCACGCGAGACGGCGTCGCCGCCGCGCCCGCGGTCGCCGGGGCCTGGGCCGTCGTCGTCGTCGCCTGCGCCGGCGGTGCCGCCTGCGTCGCCTGCGCCGCTACCGGCGTCGGGGCGTCGATCGTCCGGGCGAGCCACGGCGTGAGAGCTTTCGGGGCCTTGCCCGGGTCGATCCGCAACTGACCCAGCCACCCGACCAGGTCAGGCCGCGACTCCTCCGCGAGCTTCCCGTGGTACAGCCGAGCAAGCTCCACCGCCTCCGGGTCGGTCCACCCAGCGCGCGCCAGGGTCGCCTCTTCGCGAGCGCCGGCCAGGTCACGCTCAAGCTGCGCGGCCTTCGCCGTGGCGGTGGCGGCTGCCTCGGCAGCCTTGCGCGCCGTGTCGCGTTCGGCGATCACTGCGCTGAAGCGCTGGTACGGGATCCACTTCCCGCCGCTCTGATCGACATACTCATCGGCAGGGGGCGACGTCGTCGACGCCGGGGACTGCGCTTGCTCGCTCATGTGTCGCTCTCCTCGACGCCATCGGGCGCCGCTTCAGTAATCATCTCCTCGACGTCGGCCGGCTCCTCGACTTCAGGCGCCGCCTCATCCTCGGCCGCCGTCTCCTCAAGCTCGGGCGCCTCGTCCTCTTCAAACCAGTAGCGCACCCGCCACCCGTCCAAAGGCAGACCCAAACTCCCGACCCGGTTCAATTCCTCTGCCACCCGGCCGCATAGGCGCTCGTCTGCAAACCGGAACACGGGTGCATAGCGCTGCTGGGCCAGTTGCTTTGCGGTGGCGCTGATCTCCAGGGCGTAGCCTGAGCGGGGGTCTCCGCTGACCCGCGCAGCGTCCGCCGGGTCAAGGTCGAGGTAGGCCGCCATCCGGCGCTCGTAGCCCTGGATCCCCTGGGCGATCTCGGTGGGGTTGCCTCCGCTCTGCCACTGGCCGACGATCGGCTGCGTCTCGATCTCCCGGCGGGTGCCCTGCAACACGGTGGACGGGTCCGTGACAATGGCGCTCCGAGCCGCCGCCCCGGTGCCTTCTGGCGACGCCGGCCCCCACGCCACGTCGATAGAGTAGCGCTGGGGCCAGGACGCGTCCTGCAAAACATGGAGGTAAAACGTCCACTGTACCGCGACGCTTAGGGTCCCCCAGTAGAGCTCCTGCTCCTCGAAGGGGTCCCACAGCGCCCCGGTCATCGCTGCATGGTAAAGGACGTGGGGGATCCCCTCGCGACCGTCGCCCAAACCGCGGAGCTCGTCACCGCGGATGGACTCGACGCGCATGGGCTGGCCCGCCCGGTAGACGTCGACCACCCACTGGGGCTCTCGGCCGACGGTGCGGATCCGGTACTCGCGCAGCTCGATCGGCTGGTCCGGTTGCAGCGGGTCGGGAACGCCGACGACCAGGTCCGGGTAGACCGGCCGCAACAGAACGTCATACGACCCGTCGGGCCGGGTCACGCCTTGGACGTCCAAGAGCATCTCGCGTAGCCCGAGAGTGTCCCGCTGCAGGCGCTGCAGAAGAGGGATCGCGCCAGCCAGATCCATGTGTCGCGACAAGACGACCGCCGCGGCGGCGTCGTCGTGCTCGATCGTCCAGGGCCGATCGTACAGCGTCGCCCGCCCGCCGGCCGCCTTGCGAAACGGATTCGCCGAGAGATCAGGCGTACCCCAGGCATCGGCGCGCACGGCGCCCACGCGGCGGCGCAGTTCGTCCTCAAGGTCGGTCATCCACCGGCCGTAGAGCATGCGGCGACGGCGCCGGGTGTGCTCCCACCGTTCGGAATCTTCTCTGTTGGTGGGGGCTGGCGGGACGTGAACCGGCAGGGTCATGAATCACCCGAATCGCACGACAGAGGAAGACGACCGACGGCGCGACCTCTCGCCGAAGATCCACGGATCCAGAGCATAGCGCAAAGCGTCCACCGGGTCTTTATAGTCCGAGTCGCGCATGTCCCACCGCTCCATGGCGTCGATAAGCCGGCGGCACCGCGGGTGCACGGTCAGCCGTCCAGAGGAGACCAGATGGTACACGTACCGCGCCCCGATCCGCAGACTCCCCGCGCGGCCTTCCCCGCGTTTTACGGTTTCAATCTGCACAGGAGCGCCGTTTCCAAGCTGCCCCGCCCGATACAAATGCTTGGCAATGTGCGCGGCCAGATCCTTGTTACTCTTTTGCCCGCCAGTCCCAGGCATATGGACCCGGTCGCCGTGGGCGAGATCGACGTCACCCCAGCGCAGCCCGTGGCGCTCTAGCATCGCCACGATCCCTTCGGCGTCGTGGCGCGGCTGCGCGACTCCGGTAGAGTCGACATACTCGTCAAGGACGTATACCACCGGCTGCTCGGGGTCGCGCTCGTCGACGTACAACAGAAGCCCGATCTGCTTGCCCGGTCGGTCGCCGTGGTCGATACCCAAGGCGACCGTGAATTCTGGCGCGTCCGGCAGGTTCGGCGAGATGTTCGCCGAACACCAGCGGCTGAAGTACCTGTCGGTCGTCCCGCCCCGCCAGGCGCCGTCGACCACGATCGGCCGCTCCCAGTCGTCGCACAGGTCGCCGAGCTTGGCGATCCACGCCGCATCCTTGGGAACCCCTGACGCCGTGGTGACGGGCTTTGACGTGCCGACCGGGACGAGCTCCGCCTCGGTCAGCGGGCGCCAGTGATCATGAATAGTCCCGGCCTCGCACAGTGAGCGCAGGTGTTCGATCGTCTCATCGGGCGCGTTGATCGGCGTCAAGCTCATGAGCAGAACGCCGCCGCGGTCCTCAAGCCGCTTCGCCGCCTCGACCAGGAGGCGGGTCGAGCTGGGGGGCTCGTCGAAGAGAACCACGTCGATCGACGCGCCGGCGAAGCTGATCGTGTCCTGGCCCGCCGTCTTGATTCGGATCAAGCTCCCGTTTCGGAATTTCACTACCGGCGATTTGATCGGGGCGAAGCCCTGCTCCACTGTGTAGGTCGTGCGCGGGTCAAGCTCGCCCCAAGGCAGGAGCGCCGCGAGCTTTTCTTGGATCCCTAGGCTCTGCTGCCAGCTGGCGCAGATGATGTAGGCTTGGATCGGCGGCGGCGGCACTACGACACCCAGGGGATGGCGCCCGCGGCACCGGCCGATCACCTCGGCGAGGGCCGGCGTGGTCTTGCCGATCGTCTGGTTCCCCGCGCGGATCAACTTCGCCCAGTGGGTGTCGGCCAGGAACGCCCTCTGCAGGGGCAGCCACCGCATAGCGGCGATCGGGTCGCGCGCGCGGTCAGCCGCGGCGGCCTGCATCCCGGCGAGGATCGCTCGCATCGCTTCCAGGTCCACCAAGGTCACCGCCCGAAGTGAACGAGACGCGGGCGGCGGCGCTGCTCGATGGCCTCGGCAAGGCGATCGACGAAGGCATCGGGCAGCGAGGGTACCAAGGCGATCACTTGGTCAAGCATGGCGTCGGAAGTCTGCGCCCGATCGGCCTCAAGCGCGGCGAGCTCGGCCTCCTCAGCGGCGCGAAGGTCAGTCTGTAGGTCGCGCTTCGTACGGAGCAGGCGCTCCGCGGCGACGTAGCTGCCGGCCTCGGTCGCGGAGCGCTGCAACTTGTCGGCCTCGTCAAGCAGGGCGCGCAACTCGCGCACGGTGCGGGCGATCTTGGGTCGTGCCATGGGTAAAACTCCTCCGTATTGACGGTTAGACCGGCGTTTTGAGAAAATAGTGCGCGCGTGACAAAACAACGGTGACCTGGGCTAAGGGGTCGGCTAATTTCACACGTTCGCCCGACACTTCGTAAACACCGCCCACAGACGCGCCCCATAGCCCGCGGCTGCCTTCCTGAGCGCCCGCCCTGGCCATGCCAGCCCGACGCGCTGCGACGCCGTCCCGGCCCCGTTTTGGCCCTGCTGTGCCCATA